AAGGTATTTCTGTTTGATACAATCAGTCGCTCATCACTGCCATCCTTTTTTCTCTCAGGCACCCACAGGCATAAATGAGGTACTACATGTCTCCTGGCGTAATGCGCGTCAGACTCTACAGTTGAATACCCACTTCTGGGCTTTACAGGCATCCCTCCAGATATGTACCTAATCCCAACAAAGAAATCACTTCCAATGGTCGGATTAAACTCAACCTCTTCCTCCTTCTCTTCCTTCTCTATAACCCTTGAAGGCGCTGCAATTATGGCCGTGTCTACACCATCGTTTGTAGATACTGATATTCTCGTGCCATCCGGTAGATCGATGCTCTCATGGAAGAATCCACCAGGATCTCCAGCAGCTATCCTATCGTACACACCGTACTTTGATTTAACGGATGCCAGAAATTTCCTAGCATCGTACATATGCTGTTTAGCTTCTTCTCGATTATTTAAAAACGTGAAGTTGACTGGCCCTGTCTCTATTGAACTATCAATTACTAAAGACTTAGAAGTCATCGAATCCTCCGTGGAAGCGGCTCTACTTCCATCGCGAGCTGATCTACCCTAAACCTCCCTTCCAATCCCCACTGCCAATTTCTCGAGTAAACACCTCTACCAGTAAGGTATCGAAGTACTTTCACCCGCTCATTTTCTTGTGTTACTTGATACTTTCTTTCCTCTCCGTCCTCAGTCGTCAAGGATAGAATCAATCCGCTATCCATCGTCCCATGAATATACAACTGAGATATCCGCTTATACTCAGTCGAATCCAAATCAGTTATACCACTTTTAACCCTGGAAGTTATCGCAACACCATCATCCGTGTCCCCAGCAACAGCATATATACCTGCCTCAGACGCAACTAAATGCATTCCATTGAAGACACACATACTGTTAAATCCGAAGTTAGTGTACTCACTCGCTGCGTTTATTCTTGTGTTTAGCGTAATAGTTCTAAAGACTGGAGCGAGTATTTCAGTCTCGCCAAATCCATCAACTTGCAGAGGGTAGATTTCTACATACGCAGACCCTATTACCTTGGCTGATCCAGCACTCTCGATATCTAGGAAAGGTATTTCTATCGAGCCAGACCCTACTCTTCCTACCAATCCATTGCCAGATACAATTAATCTTCTTAGTCCGACAGACCCAATTCCCTCCGATTCTCTCAAACCCTGTCCAGATACAAAGACAGAACCTAGATTAATCGTACCTCTTCCAAGAATCTCGGTTTTTCCAGATCCCTCAACTCCGAAAGGCTGGAACTCAATCTCTAACGTACCTACATAACCCACAGACCCTTGAGCCGTTACGTCTACAGGAGCTAACTCACTTAAATTATCGTGCGAATTTGCCCATACATCGAGACCCCCAAGACTAATAGACCCCCTTCCAACTCTTCCTGCTATTCCCAATCCTACAGGTTGAATCGTAGTACTAAGAGCTATGCCCCCTGATGCAGAGTCTCCTACCTCCCCCGCTATACCTTGACCAGAAACATCAAGTGCTCCAAGACTTACAGTGACACCCTGCCCCCCAGCAGCCACCTTAAACATAGGAATCTGCACGACTCCTGTTCCAGCCGATGCAGTTACCCCTACACCAGATACCTGTAAAGCTACCAGTAATGGCGCAGACTCATCTGAAGCTCCAATAATCTCTGTATAACCAACTCCAAATACTGTTATTACAGAGAATATCTCGAAAGAAGCGTCACCTGCCATAATTAGCTAGCTGGAACTGTAATATCAAAAGAAGTGATTGTTTGTGTGCCCAAGACAGTGAACGACGTGCTACTAAAATTGAGTTGCTGTCCGCTTGTACTCACCGCACCATCCAGACGGATCTGTGTACCTGCAGAATCCAAAGCTTCTGTATCCGCTATCGGGCCAACAAATCTAAACCATCCAGCCGTACCAGTTGCTGACGCAACTCCAGACCATGTTTGACTTGCCAGTTTGGAAAGAATGCCACTAGCCGATTGCTGAAATTTAAGCCCATTAGCAGAACTTACACCACCAGACATATTGACATCTGTTTTAGTAATTGTTGTAGTCGTAGATGCAACTACAAGACCATTTGCCTCAGCCCCTGTGCCTCGACGTGCCGTAATTGTTATCACTGCACCTGAAGACGATGCTATGTAATCAGGGTTGCTCTGAGTCGCGTTAATCGCTGTGACAACATCTGCCGCTGTCTGAGTCAAGGACGTATTAAAATTAACTGCTGCATCTAACAAAGCAATGCCGTCAACAGTTAATGAATTGACTGATCCTGACCCACCGCCAGTTAACGTAACTGTACCTGTAGCAGCTACTTCATTTGTATGTGCCCCAGATGCATCTGTAAATATGCACAACAACGTACCTGTTGGAGCCGCATCTGCTGTAGTTGGCTGAGACCCTGAATACACATAAATCTTGCCACCATGCAAAGCGTCTTTCACACTACCTGATTCTGCTAGAAAGTTTCTAAGCCCTGTACTAATTCTTGCTGTCATAATCGCTCCTTAATTGATTTGCTGCACTACCAAATACTGATGCTTAACATTAGTATCTATGAAAGCAGCCGCAGCCTGACTACCTCCAGAAAACCTATATCTGTCATGTGTAAAGTTAAATAAGTCCCCATCAGGGAGTCCTGCCATTATGCTATCCTCTGTAGTGAATAAGACAACATTCAACCCAGATAACTCTTTCCTTCCTGTAACCTTCATACCATCTGCATAAACTGCAGATCCTTTAACTACCGGAGACTCCCTAACTAAAGTAGATGTAAAATCTTTAAGATCTTTACCTCCGAGAAAAGTTATCCCCTTCTGCGTACCTACAAAAATACCATTCTCCACTGCCCGCAACATTGTTATCGGAGTCCCGTCCACAGATATAAAATCGAGCATATCCACTAACTCGTACCCAAATGGCAATGTTGCAATTATGTTCGCCCCTACAGCCATGTAGATCCGCCCGTTGAAATACGTTATATCACTACATGCCGGAGGTCTCTCAAGATACTTCGTTCTCAATGCATTGCTCTTTAAAAGACTCGATCTCAGCTCGATATAGCCTACGCCAGACGCTACGCTACCTATCCTAAATAACTGTTCCCCATTAGCATCAGAAGCATACAGGATCACTCTCCCCACATCTGAAGGGATTGCATCTATATCCCAGGTTACTCGAAAACCTCCACCTACTTCTGCAGTCATCAAGACAGGCATAGCCACACCACTCTCCTGCCCATCCTCCCGCTCATAAGAGATTGCTATCAAATATCTCCCCGCAAACAATTCTCCAGGGACTCTAGTTATGGACTGTATCTGCGGTATGGCTAACCCCCAACTCCGATTGACGCCATTCTCAATCACGCCTGTAGCCGCAACACCATCAGACCAGTAAATAACGTTATTTAATGACAAGTAGCACAGACTATCACTCTGTACCGTCGCTAAACTAGTGAGTGTGAAATCAGTAGAAAGATTCTTTAAAACCTTATCTTGGACAACCAATGCCGTAGTACCATCAGACCACAGAGAATGAAAATCTCCAGCTACCTTAAACTCCAGACCTTCCCTGCTTACCAGATACCCACTGTCATCAAAATCAACATTTTCAGCTACTGTTAAATCCGCAGGAGGTATCTCCCGTTGAAATCCTGGATTATCAAATTTAAACCCGTCATTAAGTCTCTCTGGGTAGACAGTGTTTCTAATCCCCGCGAACTCACTAATCGAGAATTCCATTCTTATCTCCAGGAAAGCCCAGCGCCACCATACCCAATCCGCATAGGCGCATGCATCTGTCTATGCAGTTTCTTTTTAGCATCTGCTACTGCAGCCTCGAAATTTAATCGGTGCTTCTCTGCAGGTATTGGAGCACCTTTATCTGCATCGAGACCTTCCAAAGCCCTGAAAGCCGCCCAAGAAAGTACATCTAACTGATAGTCGAGAGGAAACTCACAAGCACTAGACTCCATCTTATCAACCCCATAAGACCTCATAGGCAACCTGCAAACCCTCAAATACACCTTATTTCCATCTTCAGTTGCTGAGGGTGTAGGGTAAACCTTAAGATTCACGGATGCTCCAAAATTCTTCCCTACAGAACCTTCATCAGTAGAAAACGCCATTGGTGCTCCAGTATCTTGAGTCTGATTTGATACAGTGTACAAATCAAATGTATCTTCTCCTGTACTCCGATTGTAAAGCTCGAAATGGCCAGTACGAGTAAGGTCAGTAATGCATGTGTCATACCTTGCGCTAACCACTTCAAATACCGCGCAGTTAAGCTCATACACAGACACGCCCGTCTTAAGTATTACCTGCGTGAGCAGTGGCGATACACTATCTTGCAGAATATGCGTTTCTCTTGCGAATTTATACTCCGCCTCTCGGATGTACCGGAGCAGTTGATCGTCAGAGTACAAAAAGTCCTTCTTATACCCAGCAATAATATTGCTAGTATCTCTCAGCAACCTATACCTTAACTCATCTAACTGCTCTTTCAGGTTCATATTAAACCGCCTGTCCTAGCACTCTGTAAGGAAACCGTAATTTATCTTTATACCCAATTACTGTGTTAGACCCATCAGTAATCGGAATAGATTTAATGGCATCGTTAAGCACATTCAATAGCTTAGCTGGTACTGACGCTTCCTTGCCAGGCTGCAGAATATAACTTACCCCGTTATGCCCAATAAACTGACCTGTCGGAGGTATCTCATCGTTCTCTTCCAGTATGATTCGAACACGTTTTTCTGTGCTCTTAACATTTGCAGTCTTTTTACGCTGGATAGGCTCGTCAATAATCTTATTTGTCTCGACTAAATCTGCCACATCTTGATCTTCCCATTCATCACCTACTTGCTCAGTCATCCTTTTCCTCCATAGAAAATTCCTCGAAAGCTTTATCAAACTCAGTACTCACCTCTTTCTCCGGTTTATACAGTTCGATCGCCTTTTCTACAAACTCAACCATATTCGATACTTCAGAATTCTTAAAGACGTATCGTTTGTACGGATCTTTGTATGTAACCGCATCTCTACTCTTCGCCGGTTTGTTATTCTCAGCTTCTTGTTTCTGATCAAAAACCTCGACAACAAAACCGCCTTTCTCAGATTCTATACTTACGATACGTCTCATTTAATTACCCCTCAGCTTGCCAAACAAATGTTTTGCTCGCCGCCATTGTAGTCGCGGTCAAACTAAATGTATTTCCACTAACGGTAATACCATTCGTCGTTTCCAGAGTACGAGTACCGGCAGCAATGGTATGAATAGAATTACCAGAAGTCATCCCAGTAAACCATTCATCCCCAATACGATCAGTCACGTTTTGAAAATTAATATGCGTAGGAGCAAATCCTAACGTAATAGTAAGCGCTGCAGCAGCGCCACCATCAGACACGATTACACCCTGAGCACGTTTCAGAACACCATCAGCGTTCGTCTGTGTATTTGTAGTAAATGCCATTTCAATCTCCTAATTTAAGGCTATTAAATTAAACTATTAAGCTGTAGCAGCACATTCCAAACGACACAACCAAGCATCGTTAAGGATTACTGTAGCATTGTATGTTTTCCAGCCAACAGTTCCACGTTGCGCCAAAGGATCTCCAGGAGCAGGTCTTGGGTTAACAACCATAGGTTGGAGAGAATTCTTACCTTTCAAGCTAACAATACCAAATGCATCTCTCGCCAAGTAAATTACCGGATACACGTCAGCACTTGTACCACTTGTAGATCTCATC